CCCCCCCCAGGTAGCGCAGCGAGATGCCGTTTGGGGGGGTAGTGCGTTTATTCCAAAGGAATTGCTAGCACAAAATGCCGAAGGAGACCCGTGGTCGTCGTCGGCCCCGTAGCTCCCCGCTTGCGGGGACGAAGGCAATCATCGTACCGGCTCGCACAGCGATGCGTATGCAGGGCATTTCTTATGCCCCGCGTTCACGCATTATGGCACCGGAGACGAAGTACTTCGACACGGTGCAGAGCCAGACGGTGGCGTCTGGTGCCGACTGGACAGGCACGGAAGTGCCGTCCACGTCTTACATTCAGTCGGATGGTACCACTGTAGGTGCGTACACCGATTCTGCCCTCATTCCGAGTGCCATTGGCGCCGGATACGGGCAGGTGAATGGCAACAAGTACTACGTCAAGTCGATCCGCACGCGCGGAGAGATTATTCCCAGCCTTGCTTCGGATTCTGCAGATGTGCAAGTCGGAGCATCGGTGCGCGTTGTGCTTGTGCACGACACGCAGCCGAATGGAGCGCAGGCGCAGGGCGAGGAGGTGTTCACAGACACCGGATCGGCCCAGCAGTGCAACTACTCGTTCCTTGCGATGGGTGCAGGAGGCGGAGGCCGCTTCCGCATTCTCAAGGACAAAGTGTTTCTGCTGCAGCCTGCAAGCACAGGTACCGACGGTGCCAACACGAACTCCACGGTGCGGAGCTCCGCGAAGTTCAAGATGTCGTACAAGCCCAAGAAGCCAATTCAGGTGATTCTGAAGGCGAGCAGCGCGACACCGACGGTGGCGAGTTTGTCGAACCAGAACTTTTTCCTGTTGGCGCACTCGTCGCTTGCGACGCAGACGATCGTGGCGTGTACACGTGTGTACTACCAGGACTGATTCAGGGGAATCGAGTCTATCCCCCCGGATGTTCAGGGTGATCCCCCCTGGGGGATAAGAAACTTCCCAAGTTTCATTAAAAATGCGCCGGCCATTGGTCTAGAAAATTCATGAATTTTATTGGCCATTGGAAGCATTCAGTACAGTCGACTGCAATGCAGGATGACCCGGACTTTAGGCCGCAAACGCCCCTACCGGCATTGCCGTGGGGCGATGACGAATCATTCGATTGGAATGATGATGTGGTGCAGGGATTGGTGCCTCTGGCACAATCTGCGCCTCCAAGACCCAGTCCGGAGTTCGAAGAACTCCCGGCTTTTCCTCCTCGCTTGGGAGGAGGCAATGGAAGATTTCGGCTGAACGCAGCCGCAATGTTCCTAACGTACTCGCAGAGTGCGTTATCGCGGGAAATGATCACGCAGTGGTTTTCCCGCCAAGCCAGAGTGAAGCGTCTAATCTGTGGATTAGAGCATCACCAGGATGGGAATACTCATTGGCATGTGACCATCGAGTATGACCACAAGAAGGACATTCGGAACGAGAGGTACTTTGACATTGATGGGGAGCATCCCAACATCAAGACATGGGACCGTGCGGTGACGTATGAACAATGGTTCTTCAATCACTGGAAGTATTGCAAGAAGGAGGATCCTACTCCCTACATTGTAGGAGAGGAACCTAGCTCGGGTCGTAAGCGCAAGCGTGACGAATCATTTTCTGATTCATTTGACATCGCCCGTGAACAATCTGTTCAGGCTGCGATGGATTTCCTGGAACGCTGCTGCCCTTACGATGTCGGTACGAAGTACGACCAAATCTTCCGGACGCTGACGGCGATCCGGAATTCGTTTCTGCACCAGCAGGAACCAGCTCGCCCGGTCAGTGAGTTCAAGCACGCGCCGACAATTGTTGAAGATTGGCATTGCCTCTTCATCAATGGAGACACCGGACTTGGGAAAACACAGTGGGCGAGGTCGCTACTTCCTCATGCTACTGTCGTTCGCCACCGTGATCAACTTCGTGATTGCGACTTCTCGAAAGGCGTAATCTTTGATGATTTCGAAGTGGCGCATTGGCCGCCAACGGCGGTCATTCATCTGCTAGACTGGGATGAACCATCGGGTATTGATGTCAAGCATGCCCATGTGGTAATACCACCCCATACGCGTAAAATTTTTACGCATAATGGCTCTCTCATACGTTGGCTATCGAAAGATGCCACCGATGAGCAAATCGCTGCATGCCAGCGTCGTATTCACAGTGTGAATATAACTTCCAAACTCTTCTAGGAAATAAACCGTGGTTAAGGAATAATTAGGGAACCCGGAGCGACCTCCGAGGTTCGCGTGAGCGAGCCGAGGTGGGAGCGCAGGCGCCGACGCGCAGCTCGGCGTAGAGCAAGGCTTGCCTTGCGGACACCAAAAGATAAGTGGACTCTGACCCCGAATATAGAACAGGGCCTGCTCCGGAGGGGAGCGTAAGCCCCCGGAGGAAGGCCCGTCTCTGAGCCCGCATTAGGGCCGGAGCCCATAGTGGTTAGGGACAACAAGACCCTTCCACCGGCTCTATTCTTACTCATTTCGTGGCGGAGTGGCGGAAAGGGCTTTAAGATTCAAGCCCTTTCCCCCTCCCCCCCATCCCCTGTGGGGGATGGAAAGTACCCCCCCCAGGTAGCGCAGCGAGATGCCGTTTGGGGGGGTAGTGCGTTTATTCCAAAGGAATTGCTAGCACAAAATGCCGAAGGAGACCCGTGGTCGTCGTCGGCCCCGTAGCTCCCCGCT